GGTAAGATCTTACCACAACACTTACATTTCTTCTCTTTCATATAAAACCACCTTTCCATTGATAACTATTACCAGCTACCAACCTTGCAAGGAAAGGCAGCTATATTCTTATTAGCGGATCTAGAACTCGAATCTAGAACACTAGCTTATGAGACCAGCAAGTTGCCAATTACTCCAATCCGCTATGTTTTTATATTCTTAATGCTATTTTGTAAAGTACAGTTATCCCTGCTGGATTAACTGTTTCATGTGCTATATATTTATAGTACCTACCATTCACAGTAAAAATATCCCCTACCTGTGGGTCATTAATATTTAGTATTAACAACTCACTGTCACTCTTCCTTACCAAGCTGTTATCCAGTAGTGTATCAGAAATGCCTACCAGTATACCGTCAGCAACCGTGGTTGCATCTTCTGGCTCAACTGACTGTACAGCACCAGTTGATGTGTTCGTCCATGTAAAGCCCTCTGAGACTGGGTTGTAGTCCTTTGTCCAATTTCCCAAAGAATACATTCTTGTCATGGTCACTGGATTACCAAACTTACTTATTAGCCTTTGTGCTGTAGCAAATATTTTGTTATAATCATACTTTGCCATTTAACCCTCCTAATTACTAAGTGGAGAATACAGCATTAATACTGATGTTGGATGCTCCTGCTACATATGTAAATGGATTTGATGTGGAAAGCTCTGTAGCACTACCATCTTCAAATCTCACAAAAGTTGGATACCCAATGGAGGGCACTGCAACTAATGTAATTGAGTCTCCCTCTTTAATAAAGACGTTTGGTGTTGGCGAAACTAAAGCTCCATCTGTATCAGCTAATGTGGGTATCACACCTGTGGTAATTTCTACGACTGTTGACTCTGTAATTACAAAACCATCATCTTTGAATAAGTTTATCTCATTAGGGTATTTAGATCTATCTTCATAGTATTTCTCTACCGCTTGATCCATATCACAAGCCACCACATAGTCTGTATTTTCAGCTAAAAATATCTTTGCCATTTATTTCTCCTTATGCAGATTCCCCACCTGCCCGTATAACTTTTAATGTAAAATTGTCAGATACTCCCCCAGTTATTTTGGCGAGTGCCGCATCAATTATTGTGTACACATCTTGATATAATTGTGTCCCATCAGAGTAAGATAATGATTCCTTGATAACATCAACCTGACTGGACTCTTTCAGTATTTTACCTGACTTGCTTATAGTTGCAAAAGGTACAGTTCCAGTGTTAATTAACTGGGACATCTCACATACTGCATTTTTAACTTCATTAGGAATTACATCCTCATCGATCTCGTATCCTGAAATGTAATAAGCAGAGTTTCTAGGCCATAGTAACGATTGCTCAGATGTTTGCTGATACCCAGGAAAGCTACTTTGATAATTACTATCTATGTAATGTGTAGAGCTGTTCACCAGTCGGATCTTATCATTTTCATTAAGAGAATCAAAATCATAACCTTTATTAAAAAAATATTGTTCCATCTCCTGAATTGTCACATATGAGGTTGCTGTACTTGATCCAATATCTGTATCAAAATCAACTGTCATTTTTTATTCCTTCCTTATTCTCCACTTGTGAATGATCCAATTAGTGTGACTGTCATCCATGCCATCCCTGCTGTAGCATTAATATTGTCTCGAACTAAAGATTCTATACCATCATCAGACTTAGGATCTAATCTTATGATCTGACCAAAAGTCTTTTCTATCTCAAACATTATATTTGTACCATTTGTTCCAGAAGGGGCTTTACTTGTGTACTCTACTGCACCACCAACCCGTTTAAAATCTTGATTAGTTTGATAGTTACCGAGGTTAGTTTTAACACCATTTATCTTTCGGAAATACATACCTTTCAGTAATGCACCTAGCCCACCAAACTTCCCATCATCAGGAACATTAGTACCATGCTGCATGGTTATTACTATAGTACTTATATCTATTGGTGTAATTGCCCCTGAAGCACTATCTAAGGTAAACTCAAACTTAGTGGGAGATGCTAACCCATTCACATTCATACCAATGTTCCCACGTATAACAGTAGCGTCTAAGGGGAAAGGCATATCAACTGGCATTTCTACAGTTATGGCATTAGAGGCTACAGAGACAACCTTCATCTGAATAAATATATCCCCTGACCGGACGTATACGTATTCCCCTGTTGCTGCTACAAAACCATGCCCAGCCGATACATCAATTACCTCATCATCTACAGCAATTGGACTCGTAAGTGTTATTCCAGTTTGAGTATTCTGCATTAGCAAAAAAGTAAATAACTGGTTAGTGCTACTTTGCACCTGTACATCAATTGCATCCGATGTATGTCCAAATTTAGTTAACATCTTATCTATATTGTTAGTAGTTACATTTGTTTCTGGCATGAAGTGCTCCTATACATTCTCTATGATATCGAAATATCCAGCTATGGGGGTGTCATTTGCAGAAACAGATATACATTCCCAGTAGACCCAATCCCCAGCTTCCAACCCAATACCACCTATCGTAAACACACGTTCAAAGTCTTTCAATCCAGTCGAGACAAGATTTACATTCAACTTTGTTAGTCTTGTACCGTTTGCTTTTCTTACTTTTAACCTAAGTGTAGCCAAGTTATTATTTCCAGTTCTGGCATAGGTCACTCTTGCATACTTCACTGTAGCAGACTGTATATTATTAGGTATTCTCTGCACTGCTATTTGGGTCTGCCCCTCTTGGGGGAGAACTAGGGCATATATAATGCCCCCATTAGTCACTGTGATAGTACCTTCATTGGTGCTACTTGTGCCGGACTCATCTACTTGAATCCTAAATACACCATAAGAAGTTGATGGGAGTGGTACAGGAGTTGATCCTTCCATAGTTAAGGAAGTTGATTGTGAGTTTCCATTTGTATCTTGGTAAGATACACTAAGTGTTCTAGCTCCAGATCCTAACTCAGTATCATTATCACTATCTGACTGCACTGTTAAAGCTATAGGAGAATCTATAAATGGGTAATCTTGTGTTCCCCTTTTAACAGGCCAGATTACTTGGGATAGATCTCCTGCTACATCAGCAGTATCTATATCAACTTGCTCTCCAAATTTGTTTACAGTTGGTATAGAATCAAGAGGGATTCCTGCCAGTACTGACAATATCTTTTCTATATTATTTGTGGAATAATTCGTTTCTGGCATGTTAACCTCTCAGTTCTCTAATCCAATAATCATTATCAGCCATTTGACCAATAAATTGATCAGCCTTTCTGATATCTTTATTTTCTAAGCATTTGTCAGCCATCTGCTTAGAAAAGTCTCTTCTATCTTTAAGTTTCTTAATTAAGACACTATAATCTTCAAATCCATATAAAAAAATAGGACTGTCAATTTCAGAAGCTATGATAACCTCTACTGACAATCCCCGTGCGTAACCTATCCAATATGTAACACTAGGACGTTGAAATGCATATTCACTTTCAGAATCCATATCTACACCATATATTGAAATCTTTTTAAAATCATTCAAAAGGGCATATGCTATCATATAAGATATAGAATTTGTAAAGAATCTACTATTAAATTTTGAAATAATCGGCTTTAATGGGTACGAACTTTGGTCGATGATATCTCCGTCATAATTTAGTGTTTCGTTGGTATGTAGACAAAAATACTTATCAATATTAATGTCCTTATCTTTTAGTAATGTGAAAGCTGAACCAACAGCCCATATCTCAGAGCTGCCATGTTCCTCTTTACGGAATTGAGAAAGTGTCATGCCAGTTCCAAGAATGACTACACTTTTTTCCATTTTATTTTCCTCTATTTAGGTAACTCAGATGCATAGATACTACCTGCCAAAGCACCACCAGATGCCATATCGATAAGTAATAGTCCATCAGAACCTTTGAATCTTGCAGATTCAAGAGCAACTACTGTTTTTGCACTATTACCAATAGCTACAACCAGATCACCCTGTCCACTTTCAGAATTGAAAGTACTTGCAACAAATGTTGCTGTTCCAACTTCTGTACTTGTGTTGTCAATCATCACCATGAATAAATCATCTTTGATGTTGGAAATGTCAATCTCGTGATCGTTTGCAAGATCAATCGCATCTCCTGTTATTGTATATCCTGTATTGTACTTAACTAAGTCTGCTACAGTTACTGCACTTCTAGCCATTTATGACCTCCATTTTATTTCTTTAATCTTTTAAAAATAACACAACTCTTACAAGAAGCACTATCAAATTTTGTAGAACATGTCCCACAAGGAGTTTTTTCTACTTTAGGTTCTTTAGCCAATTTCTCAACTTTAGGAACTTCGTCTTTAGCTTTAACCGCATGCTCCTCTATTTTCGCCTGAGCTTCCACCTTGACTTCCTCATCTTTAGGTGTATCCAAAACAGGAGCTTTCGCTTCTGCTTTGGATTCTACTTTTTTATCTGCTTTCTTGTCTTTTGCCATTTAATAATCCTTTTAAGTTAAACTTAGGTCTCTGCACCAAATGCACATGTAAGCACAGCAAGAGAGTTTGGACGAGTTACTTTTCCACCGTAAACAATAAGTCCACGCATTTTGTTTGAAAAAGAACCTTCTGCTCTTAATGCTTCAAGTTTATTAAGCTGTTCTGCAAAGGCAATGGAATCATTTCTAAGGAAGAACATAGGTTTAGACCATGTGTCTCCACTATGTACAACACTGTTACTTTTGTAAAAATCAAAACCCATCAGTGTCCCTACGTAACCATTAGTTAAAACTTCAGAGTTATCAGTGTCTTTTGTGATTTTTGCCAAAGAAAGCTTCTGGGCAAACCAAGGGGGAATCACGGCAACACGACCTGCGGTTGGATTATTACTTTCGTCCATTTTCTGCGCAACAAGAGAAAGGTAATTAATGACATTACCAGATGTAATGGAAATTGGTGCACCTTCAGTACCAAGATCTGTAGAGATTCCAGCTTCCGTTACTAATCCAGCAAGGAATTCATCCATGTTCTGGGAAAGTGAAATACCGATCTTATTAGCTGTCTTACCCATTAGAGGTACATTTGCCTGAAGCTCATCAACATCACCGATTGTGACTGCGGTATAGGCTTCCTGATCGATTAAAAGGAACTTAGAAGCATCTTTGAGATCTTCATATACAACTGTTCCTGTGTATGCTTTAGTTGTGACATCACCCATTTCATTGATTTTTACTTTGTCACCACCACCCTGAATTTCTCCCTCATAATCTCTGTTCATTAGGGGGGCAAATACTAGTGCCTTATTATACTCTTCGTGAACTAACACGGACCATATGGTCTGTTTAAAATTATCTGCTGCCATATA